AAGGTGCTCATCGGTTCGGATATACCGAAACCCTGTTGGTGAGGATAAACCCCCTTGGATATTCACAACGGAAATTGTGTCTTACTCCGTTACAAACTGTCAGAATGTTGGGTGTGATGCCCCACAGCAAGCATTCGGATAAGTGTAATGTATGCCCCTATAGCTCAGTGGTAGAGCAACGCTTTTGTAAAGCGTAGGTCGTTGGTTCAAATCCGACTGGGGGCTCCAGGGTGAATAGCTCAGCGGTAGAGCATCTCCTTTACACGGAGGCGGTCGGGGGTTCGATCCCCTCTTCACCCACTACTCTTAAAGAGGTTAAATGCAAAAAAATGTTATCCATTCGATGCAAAGTATGCAATACAGAGTTAGTAAGTTCTAGTAAAACCCAGTGTTGTGGTTGTCCAAACATGGCAACTATAAAAGGTGAAACTGTGACTGCTAAGGACTTAAGTAAAGTTTTGTTACTTAATAATAATAGCAATATAAAGAAACAACCTTTGTTATCAAATGATGACTTAAAATACCAGGAGGAACGGCGGAAACGCCGTGTCCGAAAAATAAACTACGAGGAACGATGATCAATTTGCACGAACTTTTCAACCACTATTTGAACACTGACAAAAAACTGGATCTCCAAGATGTAAATGAAAGGTTGATTAGTTATGGGTGGGTTGATGATGGAAAGAATCTAACTGGTTACTATGTCTTGACGGAAAACTTTGAGTTAGTGTATGATTTAAAAGGTAACTTTCAATACAAAGTTCCCAGAAAATCTGAGGCAAGTGTAAAGAAATCATCGTTAGTAACTAAATAATGTATGTGGCGATTGTGGTGTTACGCTTTAGGTAGAAAAGAAGGTAGGTCTGATAGCGAAGCAAATAGTATCGCTATCATTCGTACTTTTGTTCTTGCTACTTATCTGATTACAAACTGTTTTATCGTTGCTGGTGTTATTAGACATTGGAACGATGTTCCGAGGAAGGTCAATCCGATTGGCGACGGAACCGCTCTTGAAAAGCGTTGAGGTATTAAAGCCCTTGGGAGTTCGACTCTCCCACCTTCCGTTTTTTTAAAGTATTTCTTAATTTTTGTTTTGACATTCGCACAAAAATGTGTTGTCAAAATGATCGAGATAAAGTATCATATAGATACACAATAGCTCTGTGCCTTAATGGACCCATCTACTTACGGATTTTACTTAGTATTATTAGTTTTTGTTCTCATGGTCTGGTACGCTGGATTTGAGGGTACTATGAGGTTGTTTAGATATGTTGACCTACAGTTGCAACACACTGTGGTCAGAATCAGAATGTGGAGGATGCAACGAAAGTTGGAGAAGGGGCTAGGTCTTCCACCCAAAAACTATCAAAAAACTCCTGGAGGAACACAAGAATGACCAATGACAAGGAACTGTCTGATCTATCAATGAGTAGAGCAGAATGTCCCAAGTGTGGTGCTCTTTGGATTAATGGGCAGCACTACTGGTCTGGAACAGGTAGGAGGGGTAGCGATCTAGATCTTGCAGGTCTGGTTTGCAATAAACTTGGTAATCATCAATGCATCAATCCCGCCAAAGGTCAAGAAGGCGGCATGACCTGGGAGGAGCGACTCGTAACTTTAGAAAAGGATTTCCCCAACGATGAAGATGCCGCAAGTTGATTTTAGCAAGTGGGGGAAAGATATTGAACCTCCAAATCACGTAACCAAAGAAGAAGTCCAAGAGATGATTGATACTGCTATACGCAGACACAATCGTAATGCTGGAGTGATCAGTATGTTCGTTGGTTTTTTCATTCTTGGACTTTTTTCTGAAGGTCTTCTTAGACTTATTGGAGTGATACCACCACTACTACCATGGCTCAAGATCACATTATAGAATGGAACTGTACGAAAATGATAAACGTGAATAAATATTACTATGGAAGAAGATCTACCAGCGATTATAACATTTGACTTTGAGATACAGGACGTTCGCCTTGTTCATAAGGCAATGACTGTTCTTAAAGAAAGATGGGCGGGAGGTGATCCCAGCGAACAAGAACATATAGATGTTCTTAAGCAGGCTTTCTATCGCGCCATTTTAGAGTATACTTATCAGGAAGTTGATCATGATGTTCAAGATGAATGACCACACCGACGCTCTCAGGAACACTGACTGGAGGTACAGCGAAGAAAGGATGCTTCTTCGCGCAGAAATCTTTCGTGCCCTTCAGCATCACCTAGAAGACCACTGTAGGGCAGTCTATGAGTTCTGTAATGATTGGGTCAGTCAAGGCAACAAAGGATCTGATAACCTTGAGCAGCACTTTCAGGATTATCTCAGAACCGTAGTAGAAACCAGTTATACACTAGAACCGATTGACAATCATCCTTTGGTGGGGTAAGATATAAAAGTAATCGGGGCTTAGCTCAGCTTGGTAGAGCGCCGTCTTTGGGAGGCGGATGCCACAGGTTCAAATCCTGTAGCCCCGATTGAATATACATATTATCAACTATGCAGTTTTATTCCGTGGAGTATTGGCAGGAAAACTGGGAAACTCTTATGGAAAGAGTGGAGAATGGAGAGACTATAGGTGTAGAGAATGATAATGGGGAAAGGGCAGTGATGGTCCCAGCGGATGATGAACTCATACGCATATACACTGAACACAACGAAGCTCCTTAAGGGACTATCGCATATTGGTTAATGCCCTCTGCTTATAACGGAGTGAACCGAGTTCAATTCTCGGTAGTCCTATTGGGGGTCTAGCAATCTGGTGAATGCACCGAACTCATAATTCGGCTAAGGCGAGTTCGATCCTCGCGACCCCCATGGACAGATAATAAACTGTCCTTTTGACTTGACTCCTCTGGGTCAAAACCTTATAATAACAAGGTCAACACACAAGACGATGACTCTTACAACTAAGTTCAAGAAAGACATTCAAACTCTTCGGGGCGCTGTAAACGGTGACTTTTTCCTTGATGTGAAGAATCCGAAACTTCTCAAAAAGGTCCGTCGTTATTATGAGAACAACGGTGTCGTTTTTTCTGGCGATCCTCTTGATGATTATGATATTTTGATGGAGCAAGTTGCTACTGATCTTGAATCTGTTGAGGTAGCATGAAAGTTCTTCTAGAACGTTTTCCCTATCGTTATGTTGAATCGGGAACCCTAGATAATGGGTTCCCTGACTACAGAATCCAAAAAGCAGACAGTTGGACTAAGCGTTATAAGGACATGTATCTTCTAGACAATCAGATGCAACTTCTGACTGCCATGGAAGATTTTGAATACACGAAATGGTTAGATCCTGATCGTGTTCCTTGTTATGTGAGAGACGTAGTATCCTAAATACTGATGAAGAATTAAGTATTTAACTATGGCAACATCAGCTAGACAAGCTGCCGCTAAAACTGCAGCAGCGGATGCATCGAAAAAGACAGTTCATATGTCCCAGTACGATAAGCAAGTAGAAATACGCCTTCAGGCGTTGGAGCAAACGGCACACAAGAAGTGTGATGGTGGTTCCACAGGTGGTGCTAGCGAAGAGAGAATCGCTGCTCTTGAAGCAAAACTGGATGATCTGATTCGTCGTTTAAATAATAAGTTCAACTTCTGAGTTTCCTGTTTTATCAAAAACAGGTGGTGGAGTCAATCTGACCCAAGACATGGAGAGTCTGTAAAAACCCTGGTCGGGATGGGTCAACGACCCCTCGGGTTTCCTGCTTCCTAAAAGTAGGTGGTGCGGATGGGAATACTCTCCCGCCTGGTTTCCATTTTCCAGAAAAAGAAATGGTGGTGCGTCGAAATTCCCCTTCCGTGTGGTTGGTTTCTTGGTTCCATCTGAATAAAAACTAAGTGGCGGGCATGTGTCCGAAAAGGGTAGTTGCATAAACTGCCCTTTTTTGATAAACTGAAATGAACTAAATTGTAGCATGAAAAAAGTTGCTCTTATTACTGGCATTACTGGGCAAGATGGTTCTTATCTTGCAGAGTTATTGCTTGAGAAAGGATATGAAGTTCATGGTGTTGTTAGACGTAGTTCTTTGATCAACACTCACAGGATTGATCATATTTACAAACAAATCAAACTGCATTATGGAGATCTGACAGACTCCACTAATGTAGTCAATGTTATTAAGAAAGTAGAACCAGATGAGATCTATAATCTTGCTGCTCAGAGTCATGTGAAGGTGTCTTTTGAACTTCCTGAGTACACTGGTAACGTTGATGGACTGGGAACTCTTCGCATTCTTGAAGCAGTCCGTCTCCTAGGACTGGAAGATAAGGTTCGTGTCTATCAAGCATCTACATCTGAGATGTTTGGTAAGGTTCAAGAGATTCCTCAAAAAGAAACTACTCCTTTCTATCCGCGATCTCCTTACGGTTGTGCAAAGGTTTATGCATATTGGTTGACTAAGAACTACCGTGAGTCCTATGGACTTCATGCAGGTTCTGGTATTCTTTTTAACCATGAATCTCCTCGTCGGGGCGAGACTTTTGTTACTCGTAAAGTGACTATTGCACTCAAGAATATTGTAGAAGGAAAGTGGGATACTCTTTACCTTGGTAATCTAAACTCTCTGCGTGATTGGGGTCATGCAAGAGACTTTGTTGAAGCGATGTGGATGATGCTTCAGCAGGAGAATGGTGATGATTATGTTGTATCTACAAATGAACAACACTCCGTTCGTGAGTTTGTAGAAAAGTGTGCTCCTTATTTCAATATGAATATTGAATGGCAAGGTGAAGGACTTGATGAAGTTGGTATAGATACTGTTTCTGGTAAGACTATTGTTAGAGTTAATGAGAAGTATTTCCGTCCTGCAGAAGTAGACACTCTTCTGGGAGATGCTACAAAAGCAAGAGAAGTTTTAGGTTGGTATCCTAAGACATCATTTGATCAACTAGTAGAGGATATGTGTAAAAATGAAAAAGGGATCTAGAATTTTTGTTGCAGGTCATAAAGGACTGGTTGGATCTTCCATCATTAGGCAGTTGAAATCTGCGGGACATACTAATATCTGGACTATTGATAGATCAGATGTTGATCTCACGAATCAGAAAGAAGTGAACAAATGGTTCAAAGCACATGAACCAAAGTATGTCTTTAATGCTGCTGCTAAAGTAGGAGGTATTATCGGCAATCAGAATCATAAGGCAGAGATGATCTATCAGAACCTTATGATTGAGAGTAACTTGATTGAAGCTGCATATCGCAATGGATGTAAGAAGTATCTGTTCTTAGGATCTTCATGCATCTATCCAAAAGAACCTCAACTACCTATCACTGAAGATCAGTTGATGACTGGTAAACTTGAACCTACTAATGATGCTTATGCAGTAGCAAAGATCGCTGGTATCTATCTTTGCAAGTCTTATCGTCAGCAGTATGGATTTGATGCTATTAGTGTGATGCCATGTAATCTGTATGGTCCTGGTGATAACTATCATCCAGAAAACTCTCATGTGTTGCCTGGTTTGATTCGTAGATTTCATGAGGCAAAGATTAACGATTCACCAACTGTAACTTGCTGGGGTGATGGAACTCCTCTTAGAGAGTTTCTCTATACCGATGATCTTGCTGATGCTTGTGTATTTTTGATGAACACCTATGATGGTGAAGACCCTATCAACGTTGGATCTGGAACTGAGATTAGTATCAAAACTCTTGCTGAAACCATTGCAAAAACTGTTGGATACACAGGAGAAATCAAGTGGGATACATCTAAACCAAATGGAACGATGCGAAAGGTGATGGACGTATCTAAGATAAAATCTCTTGGGTGGAGTCCGCAAGTTCCTTTTGAAGCAGGAGTCACAGTTTCATATGGAGATTTTATAACGAGATTCGGATAACACCACAGGGGTTGCGAAAGCACCCCTTTTTCTGTATAATAAATATCGGGTAATAATAAAGGAAAGAATGTCTGAGTTTACAAAAACAGCATTGGTTCTTGGTGCTGGTGGTTTTATTGGTAGTCACATGGTAAAACGCCTGGTGTCTGAAGGATACTGGGTTCGTGGCGTAGACCTTAAAAATCCAGAGTTTTCTGAGACCGCAGCTCATGAGTTTATCGTGGGTGATCTGCGTGATATGAAGTTCACTGCTTCATGCTTGCAGTTCAAGGGATATCAAGGAAACTTTTATCAACTTGTCCCTGATAATCATATTCAGTCGTTTGATGAGATCTATCAGTTTGCTGCTGATATGGGCGGTGCAGGATTCGTCTTTACTGGAGAGAATGATGCAGATATCATGCATAACTCTGTTCAGATTAATCTGAATGTCCTTGAGTGTCAGCGGTTGCGTAACGAACGTGATGAAGTAAATAAGACTAAGATTTTCTATTCTGGTTCTGCTTGTATGTATCCAGAGCACAACCAAATGGACCCCGACAACCCAGACTGCCGTGAAGAATCAGCATATCCAGCAAACCCAGATTCGGAATATGGATGGGAGAAACTCTTTAGTGAGCGACTCTACCTTGCATACAATCGCAATCATGATATCCCTGTTCGCATTGCTAGGTATCACAATATTTTTGGACCAGAAGGAACCTGGGAAGGTGGAAGAGAGAAAGCTCCAGCTGCAATCTGCCGTAAAGTCGCTTACCTCCCAGAGGTCGGTGGAGGCATCGAGGTGTGGGGAGATGGCTTACAGACTCGTTCCTTCCTGTACATTGATGAATGTATTGAAGCAACTCGACGATTGATGGATAGCGATTTCCTTGGACCTGTTAATATCGGTTCTGAAGAAATGGTGCAGATTAACCAACTTGTGGAAACTGCTGCTAAGATCTCTGGTAAAGTAGTAAGGAAGATTCATAAACTTGATGCACCTCTGGGTGTGCGTGGACGTAACTCCAATAATGATCTTATTCGTGAAAAACTTGATTGGGACTACTCTCAAAGTCTTGAAGAGGGTATCCGTAAGACATACGAATGGATCTGTGAACAAATCAAACTGAAAGGAGAACAATGACGATTGGTTATAACCGACTTGGATCTAACGGCAGACTAGGTAATCAGATGTTTCAATATGCTGCTCTTCGCGGCATTGCGACTCAACGTGGATTTAACTTCATGATTCCACCTGCAGATGACAAGTATGAGGCAAACTATGGTTTGTTTGACTGCTTTAACATGGGCAGTGTAAAACCAGAAAACTTTGGTTTTGTACCTCACAAATTCCCCTCGTATAAACTTCCTGAGTTTAGATTTTACGAGGACTTCTTTAATGAATGTCCTGATGATTGCAATCTTGATGATTACTTTCAAAGTGAAAAGTGGTTTAAGAATGTAGAGGATCTGATTCGCTCAGATTTTACTTTCAAGGATGAGATTCTTGAACCTTGTAAAGAAATGATTGAAGATGTTGGTGAGTGTATTGCTCTCCATGTTCGTCGTACTGATTACGTGAATCTTGAGAACTATCATCCAACTTGTTCTCTGGAATATTATGCTGCTGCTCTTGAGGAGTTTCCTGAAGACATGCCCGTTCTTGTTTTCTCTGATGATATTGAGTGGTGTGGGCAGCAAGAAGTATTTTCTAGCGATCGTTTCTTGCTCTCTCAGAATGAGGAACGCTATAGTCATCTACATAAAGATGCTGATGGACAAATGCGACATTCACTGGTTCCCAATACTGACCTGTGTTTGATGACATTGTGTAGTCACAATATTACTGCTAACTCATCTTTCTCATGGTGGGGTGCTTGGTTGAATAGCAATCCAAACAAGAAGGTTGTTGCACCAAACCAGTGGTTTGGACCTGCAGCAGGTATTGATGACATTTCAGATCTTGTTCCCTCTGATTGGATTAGAAAACCGATATGATTTTTCTAGATTATCTTGGTAAGATGGGGCAACTGGGCAATCAAATGTTTCAGTATGCCTCTTTACGTGGTATTGCAAAGCATAAAGGATATGATTTTGGTATCCCAGATCATGATGAGTTGATTGTAGATGTTTTGGGTAATAGACTTAGGATTGAACTTCACGTTCCATTCAAACTCAGTCACCTCAAGAACAGAGGAGTAACTTCTTCTGGGCAACTTGTTCAGGAGAGGTTTTTTGAGTTTGATCAACAACTCTTTGATGAACTTCCAGATAATGTAAGTATCGCGGGGTATTTTCAAACTGAGAAATACTTTTTACATATCAGAAATGAGATTTTAGAGGATTTTTCTTTTAATGATACTATTGTAAAAGAGTGTGAGGAAGCGTTAGAATTATGCTCTGAGTCTGTTGCCCTACATATACGTAGAGGTGATTTCTTGAGGAACAGTGGAAATCACCATAACCTTTCACTTGATTGGTATGAGAAGGCACTGAAGGAGTTTGATGAGGATAGGCAAGTAGTCATATTTTCTGATGATACAAAGTGGTGTAAAGATCAACCATTATTCGCAAGTGATCGTTTCTTAGTCTGCGAGACAGACAGTCCTTATCATGATCTTTATTTGATGAGTAAGTGTAAAGATTTCATTATCGCTAATAGCACTTTTTCTTGGTGGGGCGCTTGGTTGTGCCAGAATGATAATAAGAAAGTTGTGGCACCCTCTATATGGTTTGGACCTAATAATCAACATCACAACATTAAGGACTTGTTCCCTGAAACTTGGACGGTATTATGAAACACGATTTAAAAAACGTAACTTTTATTATTCCACTTCAGATTGAGACTGATGATCGTTTGAGGAATATTATTCTTACTACATCATTTCTTTTGAATACGTTTGATACTAACGTAATCATCAAAGAAATTGATGATGAACCAGTGTTCAGACAGTGGGCATTGCCTGCTATCAAACGCATTGTTGATGATACAAGTGGACTGAACTATATCTTTGAAAAGCACAGTCGCAATGATGATGCTTTCCATCGCACCAAAGTCTTGAATGACATGGTGATGTTGGCAGAAACTGAAATCGTTGTTAACTATGATAGTGATATCATTCTTCCAGTTCCTAGTTATCTTGAGGCAGTAGAAAAACTTAAGACTTGTGATGTTGTTTACCCATATCGTTTTGGTGAAAGGGGTGAGCGTAAAGTCAAGTTAGATACTAACTTTGAACATGCACTTGCTATCGAAAACTTTGAGAAGCATCCAGAAATCAAAACATATATTGAATCTGGTTATGATGAGAGAGCATTAGAAGGCAAATACTTCTACTATCCTCATCAGCAGGGTGAAGGTTGGGCAGAATATGGTATGTGCCAGTTCTTTAAGAAAGAAGCATATGTCAAGGGTGGACTGGAGAATGAAGGATTTATTGCATATGCTCCAGAGGATTTAGAACGTCATCACCGCTGGACAACTCTAGGATATGATGTTCAGAGAGTTGACAACTATGCTTATCACTTTGAGCATAAGAGAACACCAAACTCATGGTTTAATAACCCACATATGCAACGCAACTTTGAGTTGTGGGAACAGTTGAAAACCTTGTCAAAGGATCAACTCTTGGAGTATTATAAGAATCAGGATTACGTGAAGGAGCGTGGATTATGTCTTGGAACCTAGTAACATTTGCAGATGAGAACTTCTACAAGCGACAAGATTTTCTCAACATGTTTGCAAAGCAGAAATGCAAAATGAATACTCATCCATATACTTGGGAGGAGATTCAAAAGACTGATTTTTATGAAGAGAACAAAGGGATCTTTGAAGAGGCAGTTGGAAAGGGGTATTTCCTTTGGAAACCATATATTCTCCTTGATGCAATGAATAAACTTGATGATGGTGACATCATCATGTATTGTGATACTAATGACATGTTCCATCCCCAACTGCCTCAAGCAGTTGAGCAACTCATGGGCGGCGATGAATGTCTTCTTCTGCTTGGTGGATTCCCCAATAAAGATTGGACTAAGCGTGATTGCTTTGTTTATATGGATTGTGATTCTGAGGACTACTGGGATGTTACTCAACTGGAAGCTGGTGTTTGCTTCTGGAAAGTTTGTGATAAGTCCAAGCAAGTTCTTGAAGAGTGGTTAAAGTATTGCACGGATCGTCGCATCTTGACTGATGATGATAACGTTTCTGGTGAAGAAGATTTCCCTACATTCCAACATCATCGTCGTGACCAAAGTATTCTAACAAATCTTGCTGTTAAGCATGAGTTATCAGTTGTTGGTCCAGAGATTCGTGGTTATCTTGAGTGTAACGTTGATTACTGGTATGAGCGTAATGCTGCAACTGGGTACACTCTTGGGCGTCCTATCGATAAGTTTCTAACGGATATGAAAGTTCATATGGAGGACTTGATCGATGCATAGTATCATTCTGACTGTTCACAATAAAGGATGGTTAGTTGAGGATGTGATGAAAGGGATCTATGAGAACACTCATGGTGACTATGAACTGATCGTTGTTCTTGATGGATGTTCTGATAACTCAGAGGGATTAGTGTTATCTAACATGAAAAAAGAGAACACTACGATTATCTACGAGGATGATGTCTTTGAGACTAAAGCAAATAATGCTGGTCTTAGGATTGCAAAGGGTGAATATGTCATCATTGTTCAAGATGACATGATTATTAGAGAAGATGGTTGGAACAAAAGAATGGAAAAACCATTCTGTGAGTTTGATGATGTTTTTGCAGTAACCTCAAGGACAGCACACAACTGGGTTATTAATCCTGCGAGTCAGCATGTTCATATGAAAGAACATCTTGACAACTGCTGGTCTGACATTGTGATTCATACAGATCATGCTCAAAATGGTAAGATTCCTAGAGACATCTTTGCAGTCAGAGCAACTGTTAATCGTGGACCACTTATGATTGATCATACAGATTTGAAGAAGATGAACTACTTTGATGAAGAGTTCTCTCCTCAGGACATGGATGATCATGATCTAATGTATAGAATGCATAAAGAACTTGGAAAGGTTTGTGGTTGCTATTGGATTGATTTTGAAACTAGAGATGAATGGGGAGGAACTCGTGAAGAAACAGGATCTCCCGCAGCATGGCTCTTGAAAGCAAATCAAAAGAATGCTAAAATATTCTACTCAAGGCATAAAGATCTTCTTACTATGCAATATGAAAATGAAGATAGGTACTTACCATGAAAAGAGATTTGTTAAATGTTGATCTTATTTCGATCAATTGTGTAAATCCACAAGCATCAATTGCTGCCATTAACTATTGCCAAAAGTTTTTCAACTTTGGTAAGTCAATCCTTGTTACTCATATTGAACCATCTGAGTGTTATGGTATTGAGTTACATCAACTTGAAGAGAAGATTAGTTGGAATGGTTATAATGATCAGGTTCTGAACTTGAGTCAGCATTCAGATAATGATTTTGTTATGGTCATTCAAGAGGATGGTCATATAGTTAATCCTAATCTTTGGGATGATCAATTCTTAGAATATGATTACATTGGTGCTCCTTGGCCAACAGAAGAGAGTTGGATTCAAATGCAACATGCAGAACTCCAACCATATCTGAAAGAAAATCTTCCTAAGAATCGTGTGGGTAATGGTGGATTTTCGATTCGCAGTAAAAAGTTTCTTGAGTTCTCTAGTCAGTTCAGTGAAACTGGTATTCTTGGGGAAGATATCTTTCTCTGTAATCGTAAATATGATGAGGCGATTGAATATGGAATCAAGTTTGCTCCATTTGAACTAGCAGTCAAGTTCTCCTATGAGAATCCTTGCTTTGAGTATGATGGAAATCATTGGGATCAATTTATTAACTACGATCCTGAAAAACATTTTGGTTGGCATGGTAGTCAGTTTGCCAATAAACCACAGTTATTATCTTTGAAATATCAATGAAAATATTCGTAACAGGATGTGCAGGTCTTCTTGGATCTAACTATGCAAGACACCTGCTAGAAAATGGACACAATGTAGTTGGCATTGATAATCTCTCTGGAGGGTACAAAGCATTTGTGCCTAAAGGGGAGAACTTTGAGTTTGTAAAACTCAATCTTGAGAATCGAAAGAAAGTAGTTGATCTTTTTGAAAAGCATAGACCAGAAGTTTGTATTCACTTCGCTGCATATGCTGCTGAAGGTCTGTCTCCCTTTATTCGCAACTTTAACTATAGAAATAACTTAGTTTGTTCTGCCAACCTGATCAATGAGTGTGTTACTCACAGTACTAAGATCTTGTTTACCTCCACAATGGCAGTCTATGGTGATCAGGAACCTCCTTTCAATGAAGAGATGAGACCTTCACCTATTGACCCATATGGAGTTGCTAAGTATGGTGTAGAGGTTGATCTTGAACTTGCTAGAAAGCAGTTTGGACTGAGATATAATATCATTCGTCCTCACAATGTTCTCGGTAAGTATCAAAACATTTGGGATCGCTATCGTAATGTGATCGGTATCTTTATCCGCAAGACTCTGAACGGACAACCTATTCTTGTTTATGGTGATGGCGAACAAACCCGTGCGTTCTCTGATATCAAATACTACATGGAACCCTTTGATTGTCTTTTGACAGATCATGATGGTGAGACATTTAATATTGGAGCAGATAAGCACTTCACTCTGAATCAAGTCGCAGAGACTGTACAAGCGATTGGATTGAAGTATGGGTATGATGTACCCATTGAGCACGGAGAGGCACGTCACGAGGCGAAGCACGCCTATTGTGATCACACAAAGGCAAAGACCTTGCTTGGGTTTGAGGACAACACTAATCTTCAAGAACTGATTGAAGAAATGTTTGTTTGGGCAATGAAGCAACCAAATCGTAAGGTGAAGGATATGCCTTATGAGATTACAAAAGACATTTACGATTATTGGAAGTGATGAAAACAGTAGGAGTTATCGGTAACGGATTTGTTGGTAATGCAATCTATCAAAATTTTAAAGAAAGAGAAGTTCCAGCAAAAGTATTTGATGTTCTTCCTGAGAAGGCAGTAGATTCTTACGAAGATGTTCTGTCATCTGATTACATCTTTGTGTGTTTACCGACTCCTATGATGGATAGTGGAGAGTGTAATGTTTCTTACGTAACATCATTCTTTGAAGAAGTTGCTCAAAATCAGAAAGGAGTATTTGTTCTTAAATCCACTGTCCCCATTGGGACAACCAGAAAGATTTCTGAAAGTAGACCCGACCTTAAGATCATACACAATCCAGAGTTTCTCACAGCAGAGAATGCAAAGGATGATTTCTTCAACTGTGATAGAAATATCTTCGGCGGAAACAAAATAGATTGTCTTGACCTAGCTAGTTTTCTATTCACTGTTTTTCCTGAATGGAGAAAGTCTCCTTACTACATGGTTTCTAGTGATGAATCTGAAACAATCAAATATTTTTCAAACTGTTATTTGTCAGTCAAGATCTCATACTTCAACAATGTTTTTCAAACGTGTGAGAAACTTGGAATGGACTATGAAACAGTGAGAAGTGCAATCACTGATGATATTAGAATCAACAAACATCATACCAAAGTTCCTGGTCCTGATGGGAACCTTGGGTATGGCGGGTATTGTTTCCCTAAAGATATTAACGCCCTTATACATACCCTGAATGAAATGGGTATTAACTCTGAACTTCTCTCCTCTTCGTGGAGTTACAACCAAAAAATTAGAAAGGACTCATGAAAAAGATTCAAGTATTGATGCGACAGTGCTTTTATTCTCCTAATCAAGCACTTGCAAATAGAAGGAGACCTGATTGGTTTGACAAGATCAAGATCTTTGAAAACTTCAAGAAGACGATTAATCCAGAACTTGCAGACTTTAAGATTATCTACGATGAAAAGTTTGGTCCTCTGGAGAATACATTTCTCAAGGATGAACCAAATGTTGAGGTAATCAACTTCGGGTATGAGGCAGGCAGCTTTTCCAAGACAGTGGATATTGCCGTTGCACTGGATGCTCCTGACGACACTATTATTTACTTTTTGGAAGATGACTATCTTCATCGTCCTGGTTGGTGTGAGATTCTCCTAGAGGCATTTGAACTTGATACTAACTATGTTTCTTTGTATGATCACTTAGATAAGTACATTGATAGAGGATATGATGATCTTGTTTCTAAGATCCTTGTAAGTAAGTCGGTTCATTGGAGAACGGTTCCTTCAACTTGTAACACATACGCTGCTACTTTAGGAACCCTGAAAGCAGACTATGGTATACACAAACATTTCAGTGATGCGTCTCCAGATGGTATTTCAATGGATCATTCTAAGTTCTGTCATCTTGGAAGCATGGGACGTAGATTGATCACCCCAATGCCTGGATATGCAACTCATTGTGATCATTTGCAGTCACCTACGATTGATTGGGAACAGTATAATGGATGATGTATTTTTGAAAGCATTTCATGGTGGGTTGGGTGACTGCTTGCAGTTCTCAACTCTCCCAGAAGAGTTTTCTAAACAGCAAGGTAGAAAAACATATATTCTAGAAAGTGCTCCTTTTAGAAACCCTGAGATCTATGACTTAGTTTGGGGTAAGAACCCATATGTTGAGGGTAAGAAAGAAGGACCTTGGAATGCAGGAGATCTTCCAGGTCTCTATTCTAATGTAATGGGCAATGCTATTCAAAACTGGGAGAAACTTCATGGTCTAAATCCAGTGAATATTCTGCCAAAAGTTTATTATGAACCCGAGATACATAGTGATGTAAAAGATATTTTCATTGTTGATTTTACGTCGATTAGTATTGACTATGATCAACAGCAACTTAAAAATATTCTTGAAAAAGTAAAGACTGAGTATCCCGATAAAAAGTTTGTATCGGTTCAGTTTTCACAAAAGGTTTCCGATGGGAAACATAATGACTATGATGTTGGTATTGATGGATATATTGAAATTGAAAATATATTCAGATACTGTGATTTAATCTCTTCTGCTCATGGTCTTTTGGCTTTGAGTAGTGGTGCGAGTCATCTAAGTTCTGCTCTGAAGCAGTATGCCCCAGATCTTCAAAGTATTTGTGTAATGCCACAAGAGTGGTATAATAATCATAAAGACAGAGGTCTGTTCCTTTTCGACAACATTAACTATCTAACCTATTGATATGGCAAAGTTTTTAATCACTGGTATCACTGGATTTGCTGGTGCTCACCTTGCAAATCTTCTTCATGAAGAGGGTCATAAAGTGTACGGTTTGATCCGTCGCACCAATGGAATGGAAAGTGATATTCGTGACGTGGTTTCTGATGATGCTTATGAAGCGATTACCTTTGTATATGCTGACCTGACTAACTATCGTTCTTTGAGAACTATCTTCGAGAAGAATGAGTTTGATGGTGTGTTCCACCTTGCAGCACAGTCACATCCTCCTACCAGTTTCATTGATCCTATTGGTACAATGGAAACCAATGTTATGGGTAGTGCTAATCTGATTCAGGTTATCCAGGATCATCAAGAGGATTGCAAACTGATGTTCTGCTCTACCTCTGAGGTTTATGGAAACGTTGGTCAGGATGGGCGTAAGATTCATTGGGAAGATCATATTGTTCCCTCTAATCCTTATGGTGCTTCTAAGGCAGCAACAGATGTGTATCTGCAGGAACGTATGAACAATGGATTCATCAAAGGATTCATCACTCGCGCATTCTCACACACAGGTCCTCGTCGTGGACGTATCTTTTCTATCTCCTCTGATGCATATCAGATTGCACGAATGATGAAAGGTTTCCAAGAACCTGTTCTTAAGATTGGCAACCTCTCTACTACTCGTGTAGTAATGGATGTTCGTGATACAGTTCGTGCATATTACCTGGCAATGATTAATCCAGATGTAACTAACCATGTGTTTAACATCTGTGGTGACACTCCTCGTAAGATGCAATATTTCACTGATAAACTAATCGAACTCTCTGGGTTGGATCATGTTGAGCAAAAGATTCATGATCCATTCTGGCGTCCTCATGAGATCTACTATCAGCATGGAGATTCTACTAATCTGGTAGAAATGACAGGATTCAAAGAAGAATATGATATTGATACTACTTTGAATGATCTCTTGATGTATTGGTACAACAAGATTTCATGAAGACAGTATTCACTAATGGATGCTTTGATATTCTCCATCCTGGACACATTGAGTTGTTCAAGGTGGGGAAATCTCTTGGTGATACTTTGATTGTTGCTATTGATAGTGACGAAAAAGTAAGAAAGGCAAAAGGAGCATCCAGACCTATTAATAATATACATTATAGGAAGTCTATGTTAGAGTCTATCAAATACATAGACCTAGTACTGACGTTTGATTCCAAAGAAGGATTGGAGCAGTTGATAGAACTTTATACTCCAGATGTTCTTCTGATTGGTGGAGACTGGAGAGGTCGTGAAGTTGTAGGAGAAGAGTATGCTAAACAAGTCAAGTTTTTCAACAGGGTTGGGGACTACTCAACCACCAGAGTCATACAAAATATTAGTGATCGGTGATAGTTGCCTAGACGAATATGTCTATGGCAACTGTTCTCGTTTAAGTCCAGAGGCACCTGTGCCTGTGATGGATTACACTCGGAGAGAACCCCGAGGTGGTATGGCTTTAAATGTCTACAATAATCTCAAAGCATTTGGATTAGATGTGGATATGATTACTAATGAAGAGTCCCTTATCAAGACTCGGTATGTTGATGAAAAATCTAATCAGCAGATACTTAGAGTTGATAGGGGTGGTCCATTGAAACCATTTATGGGTAACATTGATGACAAATATGATGTCATTGTTATTTCTGATTATGATAAGGGGTTCTTAAGTCCCACTAAGTTGTTTGACATTGTTCAAGCAGCAGAGTGCCCTGTCTTCATTGATAGTAAGAAACCAGAACTTCCAAAGTATAACTGCATAATCAAACTAAACGAAGAGGAGTCTAAGAACATTAAAAGTGATAATCACAATGTGATTGTTACTCGCGGTGCTGCTGGTGCCGAGTTTGCAGGACAACTTTTCCCTGGAACAAAAGTAAGCGTGCATGATGTTGCGGGAGCAGGAGATACTTTCCTTGCTGGACTGGTTTACTTTTATCTACTTTATGGTAAGATAGAAGAGGCAATACCATACGCAAATAAAGCAGCAGGTGTTGCTGTGCAAAACACGGGGACTTATGTATTATCTGAGGATGATGTAAATGAGATATGTGATTGATATTGATGGGACTATCTGTACTCCAGGTCCCACGGAGGAGATGAGATATGAACAGGCAATGCCAATTCAGCATAGAATCGATAAAATAAATAAACTATACGACGAGGGTCATTCCATCGTATATCTTACTGCCAGAGGAATGGGTCGGTATAAGAATAATGCAGACCTGGCAAAGCAAGAATTCTATGAATTTACAGAGATACAACTAAGTTTGTGGGGATGTAAGTATCATCAACTGTTCCTTGGTAAACCATCAGCTGACTTCTATATCGATGACAAAGCTATTAACGACAAAGGATTCTTCCAAGATTGTCCCTAAAGGATGGGGACATGAAGTATGGATTGTTAATAAACCAGAATATTGTGGGAAACTTCTTTTTATCAAAGAGATGAAGAAGTGCTCTTGGCATTATCATAGTTTAAAAGACGAAACCTTCTATTTACAGTCGGGAAGAATTTTGTTAAAATACTCTGAGGATGATGATAGAGACAAAGCACAGGAGGTTGTTTTACTTCCTGGAGATAGTTTCTACATCCCTATTGGGTTAAGGCATCAAATGCTTGCCCTAGAAGACTCAGAACTCTTTGAGTTCTCGACTGAACACTTTGATGAAGATAGTAACCGCGTGATTCCTGGAGACTAATGACAGCAACACTGAGAGACAAGAACAAATCCGCATATAAACTTGATGGATTTGGTCCGCTATATCTGATTAATCTAGATGGTCAACCAGAACGTCTTCAGTATATGGAGGACCAATTTGACTATTGGGAGATTAAGGACTATACTAGAATCTCTGCCTATGATGGTAGAGATGATGACCTGAGTGATGTTATTCACGGTCAATATCCAAATATCACCTCTGGTGAGATTGGTTGCGTTACCTCTCATTTGAAAGCGATTAAGCATTTTTATGAAGAGACTGATGCCCCATACGCAATCATTATGGAAGATGATTGTGACCTGGATACTGTACGCTACTGGCCATGGGACTGGAGGACTTTCATTGCAAAGGCTCCATATGATTTTGACATTCTTCAACTTGCTGTCATCAATCCCCGTAAACTTGTCGCAAATATTCATCCCAGATATATTGACGACTTCTCCACAGCGTGCTATGTTATTACACGTCACCATGCAGCAAAAATGATGAAGCTGCACATCCGTGGTGACAAGTATAAACTGGATAATGGAGTACGCCCTCGTCCAGTTGCAGACGATCTGATCTATAATGCAGGTCGTTCCTTTGCTATTCCACTGTTTCTCTACAAGTTAGAGATGGGTTCTTCTATTCACCCAGAGCATGTGGATGTATTCCATAAAGGTCCTAGAGACGCACTTTATGGATGGTGGGCAAATGAATCTAATACGGTCAATCCAGATTCATTGCTTACCTGGGAGACTCATGCACTTGATGCTCCTGATACTTGACAAGATTCTAAAACTAGTCTAGTATAAATAAGTGTTACGACTGTCACAAGCATTTATACTTACTTGAGTGTGACAGTTGCAACAAAACGAGACAAATGTCGTTGTCTCTTTCATCTGCGGGTAATCACTCCGCAAGTAAACAACCGAGGTTTAAACAAATGATCAAATCTGTATTCGCAGCTGCTGCTGCTCTGTCAATGTCCGCAGGCGCTGCCCTTGCAGGTCCCTACGTGAACGTAGAAACCAATGCAGGTTGGACTGGTTCTGAGTACACTGGTGCTGGAACCGATCTGCACGTAGGTTACGAAGGCGATCTGGGCGAGAACGGTTCGTACTACATCCAGGGTGGTGCTACTGTTCTGACACCCGATGGCGGTGACGCTGATACCGTTCCTTCTGGTAAGGCAGGTCTGGGTCTGGCTCTGACCGATTCACTGGGTGCCTATGGTGAAGTCTCATTCGTCGGCAGTGGCGATAAGGACCTTGACCGTGGATACGGTGCTAAACTGGGTCTGAAGTACAACTTCTGATCTAATTCTCTGCTATACTGGAGGGGTCTTGAGACCCCTCTTTTTTTTATGCGCTTTCTTTGGCATCCCCTCACACTATTCAATCTGGCACTGGTAGGATCACTGGGGTTCATTGAGTTCCTCCATGTCCGTGCTCACCGTACCTATGAACTAGATGTTCATGGTCATGCCCGTCAGTTTTGTAGAGCAAACCCAGATGAATGTAAGAGATTTCTATCAGACTATTGATTTAAGTATAACTGACTACACAGCAGCCCTTGACAAGGCTGCTGTTTTACTATATAATATGTAAAGATTTATAACAGAGTGTATCATGACTGTAACACGATCCAATAGCGTGACAACTGAAGATGGTGGACGTACAAATCTGTGGGCTACTGAACCACGTATGTATGTTGACCAAACTGCAGCAGAACGCTATGGTTATGAAACGTATGCAGAGCGTGCAGAAAAACTCAACGGTCGCACTGCGATGATGGGTTTTGTATCTGCCTTGCTTTCTTACGCATTTACTGGTAAACTTTTCTTCGGTGTAATCTGAAGAAAACATGAAGAAACCGTATGTTGGCGTCCCTGCCCCAGAAGTTCTTGAAGACGATCCTTGGTTCGGTCCAGCACCGCTGACTGAAAAACGTATTGCTATCCAAGAAGCAGAATCTGCTTTTCAAGAGGCAAAGAAACTGGGTCTCCTCATTGAGGAAGAACCAGAGTCCAAGGAATCTGAAGACATCCATCAAGTGATGTATGAGATGGCAACTAAAAATGTTGCTACCACTATCGCACTTGATCCTATGCCACCTCTCGGTGGTGGGTCTGAGAACTTCCAAGAAGGTTGGATGTCAGGTGCGGGTCCACAGTTCTTTTAACTAAAATGGCAGAATCAGTTTTCACAATCACCGCTATTGCCTTCTTTGTATTGTTGGCATATTCGGTAAATAAACTTGCAGATACTTATTGATCTAATGATTTTCAATGTTACTTTAAAAACTCCAGAAGGTGATCAAGCGATCACCTGTGAAGACGATCAGTACATTCTTGACGCCGCTGAAGAAGCAGGTGTTGATATGAACTACTCCTGCCGTGCAGGTGCCTGTTCATCTTGTGCTGGTAAAGTCATTTCAGGAACAGTTGATCAATCCGATCAGTCTTTTCTTGATGATGATCAAATTGAAATAGGGTTTGTTCTTACTTGTGTAGCATACCCTACAAGTGATTGTGTTATTCAAACTGACCAGGAGGAAGCTCTTTACTAATGGAAACTTCTTTGATTGAACTTTTGACGCAAACTGAGTTTGCATGGACTGCTAACCACACGATTGCCGAATTTTTGGCAGGGTATGTATTTGGAGCAGCACTTATTATCGGAGCACCTGGAGTGTTTTTCTTTATTGCCTTTATGCCAGCGATTCAAAACACAAAGGGTCGTATGGTTGGTTATAAAGACCATAAAACCTATGGTGACTCTACTATATACGAAGTTAATAGAACTACTTGATATGCCAGATCCTGATGCACTTTGGAGAGATCTACAAAAAATCGACGACTTATACGAAGAACTTTTATGGCACCCCGATGATGAATTACAGTTCAACATCGAATACTATAAAGGTAATGGTAGAGTCGTTATTACAAACAAAACTTTAGAGGAAAAACAATGAACGAAAACGCAGAACGTATTAATGGTTGGGCAGCGATGATCGGAGTCGTCGCAGCAATGGGTAGTTATGCAGTCAGTGGTCAGATCATTCCTGGTATCTGGTGATGGGATTCTTAGTAGCAGCAGTGCTGATGCTAATTCCTATTGCAGTAGTAGCAAGAAGATCATGACTTACGATTGGACTCTATTACAAACGTTGATCTTTATCATCACACCTTACTTTCTTATGCTTGCCCTTGCTAAAAGGGATGAAGATGATGATGATGATATGGGTCCTGGTATGATGATTCCCGCACACAATCCTATTTGATCTCAATACTCTGCTCTAAATAGGGCAGAGTATTTTTTATTATGCCAAGAGGGAGATTGCTCAAGATTGATATTCTTGCAAAAGTTCTCAATAAAAAGAAAGAACTTGGAGAAGGAAGATACGATGATCAATCATATGAATGGCGTGAAGGATACAATAACGCTCTGAACCAAGTATTAGATGATCTCAATGAATATTCAAACTGAAACAACACAAAAAGATTGGGAGGACTTTTGGTATTCTCCTGAAAAGTTTGGAACATGGTATCCAGAAGATTTTGTAGAGAAAGATGAACCTGATACTGAGACCGCTGAATGATGTCAATGATGTAACTTGGAGTATTATTATTTCCTTACTGATACTTCTTGCTGGAGTTACTTATTACATATATACCATTATGAAACTTGCTTATGAGGAGTTGGAAGATGAGCGACCTAACGAATAAGGATGCCGAACAAGATTCCAAACTTGCAGTACTAGAAAGTAAGATTGAAAGTTGTCGTGAAAGAATTCATGCACTTGAGGCAGAAACCTCAAGTGTTTCTGTTATTGACAGCACTTTAGAGAATGCTATTCGTCGTATTGAGATGGTTCATAGTCGTATAGATAAGACTGAGGAAAAACTCAAAGCACTTGATAATGAGTTGCGTGGAAGAATTCGTAAAGCAGAAATGTGGATTGCAGGTGCTGGAGCAATCATCGCTGCAGCAACAACAATCATAGGAATTGCCGTATCAGTAGAATCACAGGAGATCAATCATGGGCGCAATGGTTCCCCCCAACAGGAAGTCGTGTTACAACTTCCGCGTAGTTGAGATCAACAGAGTCCTTGATGGTGACACGATTGATGTCACTATCGATCTTGGATTTGATCTCTTTAAAAAAGAAAGAGTCAGAGTCGCAGGCGTAGATACACCAGAAAAACGCACTAGAGACTTAGAGGAGAAAGCCCTTGGAATCGACGCAACAAACTGGCTCAAAGCGAAACTGGAGGGTGCTCTGGCTGGTGACGATGATCTTGTTATCCGTACTGAACTTGTTGGCGGTGTCGGGAAGTACGGTCGTCTTCTTGGCTGGTTATACCTTGGGGACGCGGCAGTGTCTCTCAATGAAAAAATGATTGAAGAGGGATATGCTTGGGCGTATGATGGCGGCACAAAACAAAAAGATTTTGAGGAACTAAGAGAGATTAGGAGAGCACATGGTACGCTTATTGACTAAAATTAAAGATTGGGATAAGGCAATGGCAAAGAAGATTCAGGACAAGTTTAACTTGACTGATTATCAAATGCTTTGTCTTGCGTTTGGAAAAGGATTTATTATCGGAGCAATTTTACTATGAGATCACAAATTCTTTCAGCACTTCGTTCAGAAGCACTGGGTAACATTGAGAAAGCGAGACTTAATGTTGAGATTTATTTGAGGAATCCTGTGGGCATTGGTGAGCACCCTGACGTGCTCGCTGCCATTCAAGATCAACTTGATATTATTGCTCATGAAGAAGAACGTTTAGATGTTATGGCAAAACACTTCAAAGATTGAGGAGAAACTAATGCTTGAGTTTGATCTGAGTATGGAGGATTACACAATAATCCTTAATGCACTTCATTATTATAAAAAGGTAGAGAAAAAAGGAAACTTTCAACAGTACGATGATAAGAAGATAAATGATCTTCGGGATCGTATGGCAAAGCAGGTTACAAACTACTTTGGATAAATAAGTTGATCCTATGCCTCTCCAAAATGCCAGAAGAAGTAAAAAAGGATGACCCTAAAAAGAAGGGTCCTATCGGAAAACTCAAAGAAAAGGTTGAAGATTCCGAAGAGCAACTTGCTATCCTCTCTACTTTTGTGCGCTTGGGAATTTTAGTATGGTCTGGTGGTATTTTAACTCTCGCGTACATTAAGTTACCACCTGCTCTGGGCATTCCAGAACAGAAGCTCGATCCGACATTCATAGCCTCTGTCTTTACTGGGGTTTTAGCTACGTTCGGGGTTCAGACCGCCAAGAAAAATGGCGAAAAGAGTGGAGGTGGTGGGAGTGGTATCAGCAAAGCTGATATGGAAAGATTGATTGAAAAGGCGTCACAAACTGCTCCTGCCCAAACAATCAGAATCGAACAGGGACCTGTGCAACTAACACAGGCACCTCCAAAATCAGATGACACTTACAAGATGTAATCATGCAAAAAATCATTAACGTATTAGCACTTCTATCATTCACTGGTGTCGCAGGCATCGTGGGTGGTGGATACTATGTTTATTCTCAAAGAGATGCCATTATTGATGGTGTCAAGGAACAAGTTACTAAACACGCTACAGAGGCAATCTCAGGCGCTCTGCCTGGGATGTTAGACTCTGCTATGCCCGAACTACCTAGTATGACTGGTGGTGCCATTGGTGCTCCTGCTGGTATTGGTGGCGGCGCTCCTGCTGTAACTGGACCTGCTATTCCTTCTTTTTGAGAAATGATTGATGGCGATACCCGACATCAACATCAGCAACAACCAAATTAAACCTATCAGAATAGAGGATCTGAATATTAATCAGGTCCTCTCTTCACCTTCATCGACACTGCCACCAGTTCCGCCTGTGGTGGTGAACATTGGAGTGCCTTTGATTGACATCCCTGGATGTGTTGAAGCGCATGAGGTTAATGAAAATAATATGTTGGAGCAAGATGATCCAAAGGGGACGGAAGTATTTTGTGATGGTAATATGCCATCATTTAATCCAATAGATTATAATGCCGACAAACTGAAGTTTGAATATGAGGAACCAATACCACCTGTATCTCCACCTCCAGAGACACCAGAAGTTCCTGAGGCACCAGAAGTAACTCCACCATCACCTAAGACAGCAAATATAGAATGTCCTACCAAAGTGCAGCAAGCACAGGAACCTGTAGGAACTTATGTCAATGGGTTTAGAGAGGTTGTTACTGGTTACGAACTCATTGACAAGACTTGTGTTCAGATAACAGAAAAAGTCCCACTACCTACACAAATAGTAGCGGGACTTCCTAGTGGTGGACAAGTTGTTCAGGTTGGTGGCGTTGCTGTTATTGCGACAACTTCGGCACTGCTTGCAAAACCGCTTGCTGATCTTTTGTTAAAAGCGGTGAAACCTGCTGTGAAGAAAGTGATGAAGAAGATTGCTGCCTTAAGGGGGAAGAAACCCCCAGTCTTGTCTGAAGGGGAGCGCCGAGCTGAGCAGCGTCAGATGAACCACGCTGTGAAGGAGCTTCGTTCTGTGTTCCCGAGGAAGAAGAAGGGATAGCGTGGACGTGTGGATGGGTATGACCTGGTGGATTGTTCACCACAACATCTGCACATACAGAATAGTACGGGCTCTTGGGGTGAAACTGAATTCCACGGAGTTTCAAATCTCCACAATTCTTGAGTCTCGCGATCTCAAAATCTAACCTCTTATTGGCAGTCAACTGTTGCTGTAGTGCAATCTGTGTTGCTGCCGCCTGTTTACATTGATCTTGTAACTTCTTATCTAATGGACGAGACCATGTAGCAGAGAAACCTACTGATAGACTAGTATTATTTTTTTGACCTGTACGTGTCGGTTGATACCAGAGAATATTGCCTGGATTATCGGGTGCGCCATCTTCATCTAGATCTCGCATGTCATAAACAGGAGTATCATAATATGCCTCATATGGATGTTGTTGACTAAACGCTCCAGTTATATATGGGGTAAAGTTTACAGTGGGACCCTGACACTGAATTCCGTTCCCGTAAGTATTAGTAATATATGGACCTTGTAAAACCTGGATCGCCTGGTTTGTGACTGAGCCTGAACTATTAGCTACAGGGGCAGCAGTCGCACTTACACCGCCCACGGTCTCTGCACGAGCAGGAAGTGCAGTTGCAAGATTGAGTAGACATAATCCTATTGTTGGAAGATACTTGTAGTGTCGGTTACGCTTGTAACCTCGGTTGTTCTTTGGATAATCGTATGATTTTGTAAACCAGGTCCTGAGTAAGTTTCGCTGAACTGAAACGCTGCCCCTGGTGTCGTTTGTGTGAATGTTGGTTTGCTGGTTATTCCTGTCCATGATGAGGTCACCCCGTTAATAGTTACATTGTTGGCACCTGTTCCTGGTGACAGGTTCCCACTTGCTGTTACTCCACTTCCAGTAGTAGAGTATTGATAACCCGTGGAATAATCCATCGAGTTAATAGTTTCAGTAATACTTTGTGTAGTCTCTGTGTGGCTCGTCATTGAGCCCTGGGTAAAATTTGGGACTACTGGGACTGCACTTGCGACAGTCCCATGTAAAGCACCAAGAATCAACCCGAGACCGATTGCTTCTTGTAGTCTGGACATGACTATTTAACCTCAGTCGATTACAGTTATTTCAGAAACGTATTGTCCCGTAGCAGATGAACCAGATCCGCCAGCTGTTACTGTGAGAGCACCTGCTGTGGTTACAGTACCTGCCAGATTACCAGCAGTTCCTGCAGTGTAAGAAGTCTGATTGGAGAACGCACTGACATCACCTACAGTAGGAGCAGTTGTGATTGCTGTATCACCTGCTGTGAAGGAGTTGCTGAACGAAAAAGCGTTTCCTGAGGTTGCTTGAGTTGCAGTTGGAATAGATCCAGCAGCAGCACCATTAGTAAGAGTGCCAAGACCACCAACACTAAGGTCAGCAGTTCCACTGCCACCAACGTCAGTGACGACGCCACTACCAGATACAGAATAAGAGTTACCCATTCTGGTAGACACAGTTCTCGCAGCATCAACGGTGAGTTGAACGCTTGATGCGTGTTTGGTCACTAGTCCACCTGCATAAGCTGGTGATGCCATCATAAACATTGCCAAAGCAATGAATGTCTTTTTCATTTCTTACCTAATAAAACTATATTGCTATTTATCAAAAGCTTCCTCAGATGAAGAATGTAATGTTCGTAGGTATACCAGACACTTTTGGGGGTGGCACACGAGGGTTGACTAGGTGCGGAAACCCGTGTATTATAAATACATCAACGACACAGAAGTTCACATTTCTTCACCGTTGGACCACACCCCAAACCGAGACCTATAGGGTGTCAAAATTACGTCTCTCATACCTCTGCTAAGGGTGCAGAGGAATAGTAACTCCACCATTTCCCTGATGGTCTTACTTTTTTTCGATAACAATGGCTCAGTCTATTATTTCTCGCCAGCAAGGCGAGTCTACCTGGGAACAGTTTTGTAACTGGGTAACTTCCACAAACAACCGTCTCTATGTCGGTTGGTTCGGTGTGCTTATGATTCCAACTCTGTTGGCAGCAACCGTATGCTTCATCACTGCATTTGTTGCAGCACCTCCCGTCGATATCGACGGCATCCGTGAACCC